TCGTTCAAGTCCTCTAGTAGTGAGCATTGGACTGTTCTCAATGAATGCGTACTGGGGTCGTACCTCGCCAATAATCCTTGCCATTTCTTTCCACATACTTGACCGCTCACCTTCAATTCCCCCCCCCGTCCTGCTGCGGATATGTCTTGACAGGGAAATCCGCCCGAAACGACATCAACAATTCCTCGCCAAGGCTTTCCGTCAAAGGTTTGAACATCATCCCAAATCGGGAAAGGCGGGAGAAGTCCGTCATTTTGTCGTGCTGCAAGTACGCAAGCTGGGTATGGTTCCCATTCGACTGCACAGACGGTTCTCCATCCAAGCAATTTGCCCCCAAGTATTCCGCCACCAGCGCCTGCGAAAAGAGCCAACTCATTCATTTTTTCCCTAAAATTTCTTTAATTCTCTGTTTAACTGCTTCTTCTGTGTCTTTATTGCGTTCTATTAATTCTTTGACCATATCCCAATTACGGTAACGCTTGGCTATGGCTATGTAGGATTGGGCCAAATACTCGATCCTTTGCTTATAGCTGTTCATCTAATTGCTTAATCTTTTGACTAATCCTAGCCCGCCATGCTTGCCAAGTTTCTCCACCATAAGCTGGGCAACCTACCTCTTGGGCTTTACGCATGGTCAGTTCCTCTGTGGAATACCACGGTAATTCAGGCTTTTTATTGGGTTCTAGGTCAATCTCGTCAGTCCACCGTTCTTGGTTCAAAAACGAAGCGGGGTACGGGATGTAGTCTTTTTGGGTTTCCTTAATCTTCCAGTATTTAAGGTAGTTTGGCAGGGCTTCTAGGCATTCTTTTTGCTGGGTAGGGGTGAGTCTATTCCATGCCCGTTCAGCGTCTTTACGAGCCATTTTGCGGGGGTATAGGGAGTAGAAGTCTTGGAAGGTCATTTATCCATCCAGTAATAAAGAAATGCGGCAATTATCATGACCGTGGCAAACAGAATAAAAGTTCCTATTGCAAACACGGTCATTATGGTTTCGATCATTAAAACCTACTGCGTGTTGGGTTTGTATTCCAAATAGCCCGTTCAGCGGCTTGCCAGCTTGTATTGCCTTTTTGTACACGCTTGCCAGTTTTTGAATGCAAATGCATTTCTTCTGAGCCGTCATTAAATTGAACCAATGTTGCTACATGACCTGTAGACATTGTTAAATATTCTTCTTTGTAGTCAGGTTTAACTACTGATTGGATGTTTGTAACTTTCATTTGTTGCTCCTTTTTCTATCTCACTCTTGATTGAGTAACACCAGTATATTAAGTTATCTTAACTATTGCAAACACTATTTACTAGGTATTTTCCCTAATGTCGCTAATTTGCAACATCTCAGACCGCCACCAAAATTCACTTGCAATAAAAGCCTTTAAATCGGGGCGTTTTGTATAGTCGTAGGTTGCAAGCAGATTGTAGGTAGACCACCGATCTAGGCTTTTAGGTAGTGGTAGCAGACCTTCTTGCAAATCTAGGTTTTCAAGCATTTTTAGTTTCTCCATAGAACGACCAACCACCGTTGTGGGTTTTATTCTAGTGATGTATGCCGTTGCAAGGCTGTCCAAGTCGGCTAGAACCGATTACTTGGGGGTATCGCAGGTGTCGACCCTCGCTCCAGTTCATTCTCTAACTGGCCTCTACCCCATCTAGCCCATTTCGCTGGCATTTTGCGACACTCGGATACCCGTTCGTTACGCCAGCACAAATGAAAAAAGCTCTATTCAACTGGGCTGGGGTCTGGAAAGATGACAAAGTAGTAAAACTAGGTAGTCAATCCAGCCCATGTGAATAGAGCCTTGTACGCTACATTGTCGAGTTTTCCAGACCTGACAATGTAATTATATAACAAACTATTCCAATTCAGGCCAAATTAATTTATAACTTTCAGGAAATAGGGTCTTTCGGGTAATTAACCCGTGACTTTGTTGCTCAAGGGTTGCAGCTAAGATCACCAGCTTATCGTAGGGTATATCCCCGTTTTGCCACATGGATACGGCAGGAACGCTGATATTTAGCAATTTAGCAACCTTGGTAGGGCCACCTAAAAGTTTGATGATAGCAATTGAATTTAATGGCATAAGGTATCTTAACATATTTCTTGCATTGTTTGTTAAGTTAAGTTAATATGGTGGTACAGCATATGCTGTGTTAATTAGGAGAACTCAAATGAGTGAAATAGAATCGCAGACTAATGATTTACTACAGCTTCAAGGTGAACTTGAACGCATCTTTACTGTGCTAGAAGGTGGCGCAGACTTATCCAAAGAACAAATTGACCTACTGCGCTATGGCTGTGGCTTTGCGCCAGTTAACCGTCAGCGTGATTTCTTACAGGGTGTATTTAACGATTTAAACCCATACGGGAGAACAATATGATTATTTCAGATACGCAAAAAGATTTTAAAATAGCCCCTGCTGGCTTGCATATGGCAAGGCTTTATTCCGTTATCGACTTAGGTCATCAAGCTACCGAGTGGGCTGGGGAAACCAAAATCATGCACAAGGTCGTGTTGACTTGGGAGTTGCACGGGGATGATGATGCAGGGCTACCGCTAAAAACAGACGATGGCAAGCCGTTAATCGTATCTAAGCGATATACCGTTAGCCTTGGGGATCAAGCCCGTTTGCGCCAAGACTTAGAGGCGTGGTCGAATAAAAAAATGACTACCGAGGATCGTAAGAACTTTGACCTCAAGAACCTTTTGGGTAAGTTTTGCATGGTTAATATCACGCACTCAGAGGATGGTAAGTACGCTAATATCTCAGGCATTAGCCCCGTACCGTCTGCCTTGCGTAACGCCCAGCCTGAAGGAATTAACCCTACCAAAATCTTTTGGATACAAAATTTTAAACAAGAAGAATACGATGCGCTACCTAAGTACTACAAAGAAAAGATAGCGGAAAGTAGCGAGTGGCGGGGTCAACAGGAGCGTGAAAAGAATGCTCCCAAGATTCAAGATGATGATTTATCCGATATTCCCTTTTAAGGAAGAAAATGTTAATTAAGGAGAAGCTAAGTGAATCAGGTCATTGGTATAAGAAGGATGGTAGTCCAGCCTACACAACTATCGGCAAAACTGGGGAACGGGCAACAACGCTCCGTGACGCACGGAAGCTCGGACTTTTGCCTAGTGTTACAACAATTAACGGAATGCTATCGAAAGCAGGGCTTGATACATGGAAGCAACAACAAGTCCTCTTAGCCGCATTGACTTTGCCTAGACTGCCTGACGAACCCGAATCAGACTGGTTAGCTAGGGTGATGCAGGATAGTAAAGCGCAGGGTCGAGAAGCGGCAGAACGAGGTACTGCAATCCACGCCATCATTCAAAGCTGGTTTGAGGGGGTCTATATGCCTGAAAAACCCCCGTACATTAACACCATCATAGAAACCCTAGAGAATGCCTTTGGAAGCCAGCTATGGCTCTCAGAGAAGTCTTTTGCCCATCCGCTAGGGTATGGTGGTAAATGCGACTTGATGGCTAGGGCGGGCTTTATAGTGGACTTTAAGACTAAGGATACCGATTTGGATAAGGTGGATGTGTACTTTGAACATGAGATGCAGTTAGCCGCTTACCGAGAGGGTCTAGGAGTACCAACGGCTAGGTGCGCTATCGTCTTTGTCAACGGTACGACCGATCAGGTCAAATTGATCGAAATTGAGCAGGATCGGCTTCAAAAAGGCTGGGAATGCTTTGAACATTTGTTACGGGTTTACCAAATCAAGAACGGCTTATAATTAAAGTTCCTTCACGGGAACGGGGGAAAGCGCAAGCGAGTACCCCACTTATTTAAGGGCGTTAAACCGCCAATATAGGATGCAGTAATTAGGGAATTTTGCGGTTTTCTGCCCTATTCGTAGTAACTGCCAAATATAGCCCTGTTTTCTAAGGGTATATCCCTATAAAATATCTTGCATTATTAAGATTACTTAACTTATAATTGTCTTACTCCATTGGGGAGTGAGATAGATAAGGAGATTCAAATGCAAGTATTAGACCTACAAATTACCAAAGTTGACCACCTCGGTATGCTCTTAGCTCAAATCGCTGACTTAGAAGCCCAAGCAGAAGCACTCAAGACCGAACTCAAGCAGGAAGAAGGCCACATCGAGGGTAACCTTTACAAAGCCTGCGTGACCCTATCCCAACGCAAGACTGTCGATAACAAGGCTGTATACGCAGAAGCGAATATTCCTGCCGAGTTAATCG